GCAGACGGGCGAACCAGTCGACCGTCGCGCTCTTTCGGTAGCAGCACCACGTCCGGCGCACGCGACCCCAATCAGTCCCGCCCGGAAGGGCTAGCAGCTGCGCCATCGCGAGGCCGTACCGAGCCCAATAGGTGTAGTAGGAGTCAGCCCACCCTTTGATGACCGCAACGTCATTGGCGATCATCGGCGCGAACAGGATGGCGGCGAACAGGCTCGACGGCTGATAGCGAACCATACAGTATGCGAGCGCGTAGCAGAGGCCGGCGGTGTCGCCGATGATGTCGATCTGCCCTTCCGGCACACCGAGATGCATGCCGAACACCCCGAACACCCACACCAGGATCACCACCGCCGCCATTCGATTGAACGGGGCGAGCAGCAGCGCGGCGACAAGGCCGGCCTGATACGAGAGTTCGGGGAGCGACATGCGTCAGTCGTCGCCGGGAAGCGGAGGCGTGGGCGGAGGCGGGGGAGGCGTCTTCGGCCCGCTATCCTGCGGCTTCACCGGCGCCACCTTCTCGATCACGTCATCCACGGGCTTGGTCGGCTTCGTCATCTCTCTACTCCTGTCCCGGAAAGCGCCGGGTGCGCGTCACTGTTCGACCAGCAGCAGAACCGCTGATCCGCCTGAATAATTCTGCAAACGGATTGCCTGACCCGTCGAGACAGAAATCGTCGCCGTAGCGCCAGCCGAACTTATAGGATCACCAGTAAAGCTGATTGAGCTAGTAACCGGAGTGGCCCCAGGATAGCCGTTTGGCATCTTCTGGACTTGCAAACCTCCGCCATTTTCTTTCCACAAAGTGGCTGCAAACGCTTTTGCAGAGGTAGCCACGTACACGTCATTGACCATAGTGTTCGCCTGATTACCATCAAGCGTGCTAGTATTTGCCAATGTGGCCGTTACTTTGCCACCACTCGCCGTCAGCACGGGCGCGTCAGCCGTGCCGCCAAGCGTGATCCCCGAGAGTGTTGCGGGCTTCATGCCGTTGGCGGTGCGGACCAACACGATGCCGGTCGCGGTAATCGCGGCGAGTTGGTCAAGATCGGCGTCTTGGGTTTGCGCGCCGATGTTAGTCCGTGCGGTCGCAGGGTTCGCTACATCCGACAGATTGTTGGCGACAAGCAACCGCCCACCGCCGCCCGTGGTGACGAACACCAGCGCCGTCGTGCCGAGGGTGATCGTACCGTTGTTCGAACAGGTCCACTGCCACTCGCTCTGCGAACCCTCATCGACGGTAACAGTCGCGTTCTTCAGTTCAGCCCCGGTGTCGGCGTCCGTCGCGCGGGTCGGCGCACCGGCCGTGACGACGTAGATGCCGTTCTCGGAAGCCGTGGTCTGCGCCTTTACGAGAATGCGGTCGCCGGTGACGAGCGTCACGCCATCCACGACTTGTCCGGCCGCGAACGCCGTAGCCAGCGCACCGTTCGCAACCGTGGCGACACGCACCGACTGCTTCCAGGCGAGGCCCGCTACTTTCGCGTCGATATAGCCCTTCACGGCCTGTTGGGTCGGCAGTGCTGCGGGATTGTTGCCGTTCAGCGTGTTGTCGTTATCCGACGCCAGCAGCGCCGCGCTGCCGAGCTGGATCAGCGCCCGCACTGCCGCAGCGTCCGCTTGCGTCAGAACCGACCGCCCGAAAGGTTGAGTGGCGAGGTCCGCAATTGCCTGTAGGTCGGCGTCCTGCGTCTGCACGTGGGTGCCGGGGACAAGCGACAGGTTCTGACGAGCTGTGCCGTAGTTGGCTAAACCAGACAGATTGTCCGACTTCAGCATGTCGCCGTTGCCGGTGCCGGGGGCACCTTGTGGCCCGGTTGCACCAGTAGCTCCGGTTTCGCCCTTTATGCCTTGGGCACCTTGGGGGCCAGTGGCACCGGTGAGACCCGTAGCGCCTTGCACCCCTTGAATACCTCGGAACGACACGCCCGCTGGCCACGCGCCGTTTGCCTTGGGCCCGTACATGATCGACGCGTTCACATCGAGCGCGTACTGGCCGTCCATGCCGAGCGACGGGGCAGGGGCGCCGTTTGTCGGCACGAACCCGGCGGACGCGATCGAGCCCAGCACCTCTTCAACCGCCGCAGCAGGATCGTCGACGCCGGCAATCTCGTAGATGCCTTCGAGAAAGGCGCGCAAGTTTGCGATATTCTGCGCAAAGAACATCGCGTCGGAAACGTCAGCCATGGGCGGCCTCTCGTGACAGGAACTGCCCCGTCGCTTCGTCGCGGCGGTCGTGACCATCCAGGCGCCGCACCGCGAACCCACCGGGTATCTGTGCAAGCGAACAGTAGATCGGCACCTCCTCGTACCGTGTCTCTCGGATGCGTCGATCGTCCCACCGGTTTAGATAGGTGAGAATGCTAGCGAACGTTTCGCCATCGGCACTCACGATCAGGCCCTCGGGGTACTTGTCGACCAGCGCGTTGTCGGTCGCGGATAGGGCGGCAGGCTTCATGATCACACTCTCAGAAGCTGGCCGGTTTCAGACCGGGCGTTGATGAACACGACAGGGTAGAGCGGTGCGGAGTCGACGTTGACGTTCGGTGCGGAAGCCGTTGTCCAAGTGGAGCCGTTGTCCGTCGAGTACTGGAACGCGAACTGTGTCGCCGCGCCGGTCGAGCCCGTGACCCGGAAAATCGTATCGTAGCCTTCAGGCACCGACGCCGGGGTCGCGTTCGCTGCGCCACCATTGTAAATGGGCTTGGCGCGTTTCGGTTCGTCGGGCGGGCCGTCATCGCCCAGCCACCAGCCGCCCCACAGCTGTGCGGTAGAGGTGGGATTGGCGACTTTCGACAGCCCGAAATAAACGGTGCCAGAGCCGGGGTAAACACCGCGCATCTGCACGTCGAAGCTGTTGTAGCTCGACGTGGAAACCGCTCGGGCGTTCTGCGTCATGGCAGTGAAGCGACCGTTGGTCACCACCATGTTGGTCAGAGTGAACGTCGGGAGCCCGGATACGGAGGGGTCCGGGTTGGCCCCGCCCATGATTTGATGAACCACGAATGCGGGCACCGTTCCGGCCGCGTTGGCAGCGACAGTCCGCCACGAGAATGGGGAGCCGGGCGGCAACCAATCCGCTGCGAACACGATCTGATTGGCCTTGTAGGCGCCATCGATCGGGACAGACGATACCTTCGAGCCGGGAGGCGCCCAGCGGTAGTTGGTGATTGCTCCCTCAACCTTGGCACCTTGCGTCGTGATGCTTCCCGGCACCACCAAGCCACTGCCATTTGAGGTGTCGACGTAATCGCCGAACGTCATAACCGGAGCGCCTGTCGTACCAGTGCGGCGGTACAGGTCGTTGACGAGCGTCAGTCCTTCAATCGGCAAGCCATTCAGGTAGTGGTAAGCGCGATTTCCGCCATCGGTGACGGTGACGTTGCGCCGTCCACCACCCTTCCACCCGAACACCTGAACGGCCGCGGTATCGGCCCTTCCGCATTCCTGGAGGACGACGTTATCGAGCCAGAAATCCTGCGGGCGCTGGCTGAAATAGCCGATGTACGCCGACGCGGCCGATCGCAGCGCCTTGAAGTTCTGAAGCGTGATTTCCTGTCCGCTGAGAATTTCGAACGGCCTGTAGCAGTCGGTCGCGGAGCCCGTCAGGATGGCGTCGTATCCTACGCGCTGATCGTTGGCGCCGATGGTCGAAAACGCGCCGTGCTGGCAGTTATAAGCGACGCAAGTGAGCCGGAAGCCCCGCGTCGGCGTCGGGTAGTTGTTGTTGTTGCCCAGCAGGAGCGCGACGCCGGTTGCGCCGCTGTTGACGACGGTCAGATGCCCGCGAATGTCGCGAACATGCGGGTCGGTGGTGAAGCTGACGTCCGGCTCGCAATCGAGACCACCCGCAGGAGCTGGGACGCCCGTCGCCGGGTTGGCGGGATCAAGGGCCGCTGCACCACCGGCCTTGCCAACGTTTTGCGAATAGCCGAGGATTTCAACGTCCTCGCCGGACACGATTGAGCAACCATTGCGGTTATTTGTATCCAGACCGTCAGCCCAGAACCGAATGCGACCCCGCTTGTTGCGGCGGTTGTAGCTGCCACCTCCGACGTTGCCGGCGCCCGCGTAGGGGCCATCGGACATCTGCCCGAGGTGCATCGTATCCGTGCTAAAGTCCGAAAACCCATTCAGCGAGATGTCGTTATGATGCTCGCGGTATTTCCAGCGATGCACCTCGCCCAGAAAACAGCCCGAGCCGACGCACACGATCTCGTTATTCAGGTATACATCGCTTTGCGTATCGACGCCGTTTACCGTCGTGGCAGATGTCGGGTTGGGGTCGCCGCAGAAAATTAGCGGGCGCAACACACTCCCGCCGTTCGGACGGGGCGCGCGCCGGACACGCGCGCCATCGAGGATGCGGATGCGAGAACCGGATACGAGGTTGCCAGGCTGCTGATTCTGACCGTAGATCGGAGCGGTTGGGTAGTTATCCGGCACGACGCCGTTCTGCGACCAACAATCGATCAGCGTATCACCAAGCGCCGCTAGAAATTTCGCTGGAACAGCTTTACCGGTGACGGTGCTTACAACGCCGTTTGCCTCGTCGTCATGGGGCTTACCCTCACCCTTGAACGGGTAGATATCGATCCACTTGCCGAAGTTCGGGCTGGTTGGGTCGGTTGTGTCTGCCTGCGCGGCGGCAAGCTGCGCATTGGAGTGGTCCCAACGGTTCGGGTCTTCAGCGATCGAAGTACCAGCGTAGGAGTGGAGAGGTACGCCCTCGCCGGTTGGTGGCGCGGCTTTTCCGACCAGCGGCTGCCCGACGACCACTACGTCCAGCCCCGCCGGCTGTGGCGAGGTCATGATGACCGGAGCGGAGCCCCCGCCGTAGTCGAAGTCTCGCGTGGGGCTTAGCGTCGTGCCGCTCAACGTCACCAAGACGTTGCGGATCGAGCCGTCGAACTCAAACCCGAGGTCGTCGATCAGCGGCCCGGAAGGTGGAAAACGGGTCTGGCCGGCGGTCGTGGTGAAGGTCGCCACCTGTGACTTGTCCGCGCCGATCATGCCTTCCAGCGCGTCGAGTTCGTCGTAGACGCTCACCAGCTCCAGGCTGCGAACCGCCTTGATGAGCTGCGATCCGACCCGGAATTCCAGGTCGTACGTGCCGTTGACGATGTAGAAATCGTAGTTGCCGTCAGCGTCAGTCGTGACCGGGTTGGCGAGCGGCGTTCCGGTGCGGTTTGAATACAGGTTGGCGGGCGACAGATCAGCCGAACGGAGGACCTGCACCTTCACGCCCGCCATGGGGCGCCCTGAAGCCGCGTTGATCGCTACGTCGTGCGCGTGCCAGCTCATGCCGCCGCCTCGAACGCGATGGCGAGACCTTCTGGCCGCTGAAGACGGATGCGCGCGACCGGCTTGGCGACACCGCCTACGACGATGCGGACGGCGACGATCTCTCGCGCCTCATTCTGAAAACGGACCTTCATGCGATCTCGACCACGAAGTCGCCGTTGGTGAGGCTTTTCGGAAGCGCGCTGCCTGCGGTAATGACGTAGATCGCGCCGCCCGTGCTGTCGCTTGGCGCGTTGTGAAGGTAGCCACCACGGCCCTTGCGCTTAATTTGGCCGGTGAACTCGCCGCCGCTGATCGGCATGGCATCGACTTCGGTCAGGCTGTCGGATAGCGCCTTGACCGCCGCCATGACCCGGCGAACGGCATCGTTTAGATTGCCGGCATCGCAGCCTTCTGCGATGTCCACGCCGTCGATCTTGAGGTTCTTCGTCGGGTCCGTAGACCAGTCACTGACCGCCATGCGTGCCACCACCTGAATAGAGTTCAGGCCGGTGGGGCATTAGCCTCCGACGTTGGCGGGCACGCTACATCATTGCGGGGCGGGGGGCAAGAGAATCGGTTTGCAGGGAAGCAGCGGCAGGTATAGCATCGCCGGATGCGCATTCTCGTTGCTACAGCTGTTCTCGCGTTTGCCTCGCCGTTATCAGCGCGGGTGACCTTCGCGCAGTACGATGGCCCCAATGCTGAGCGAGTAGGTGGAGGCGGCACGCGTATTACGAAGAACGGGGTCGATTGGTGGACGGCAGGCTCACCCTCGCGACGCTATCGAGTGCTCGGCGTCATAACAGACACCCGCAGCAATAAGCCGTTCAGGGGACAAGCGCTCGGTAGCAAGTCCATCGCCAAGCAAGTTAAGAATGCGGGCGGCGATGCCGTGATCTTGATGGGGCAAGACCGACAGATCGCCGGGTCAAACGCTGTAGGCGGCATTGCCGGGAGTGGTGGCGGCTACAACGGGTGGATGTCAGGAAAGGTCATCACCGACACCACTTCACAGCTTCTAGTGGTCAAGTACCTTTGACGCCGGGCACGATCGCCCTCGTACTCGTGTGCAAAGGCGCTTTGCTAGAGGGCATCCACCAGCTATCGACCCGCAAGCATCGACGCGCCGCTCGCGCCCAAGCCGGCCCCCAGCATGCCACCCAAGGCGGCACGGTCATAGACGCGGTTCCCAATGCGGATAAGAGCATCTGGACGGTTAAGTAGCGCGCGCGTGGCAAGCCGCTGAGCGCCGCGGGAGCCGCCAGCGGTAAGCAACGCTCCCAACGCAAGACCGCTGTAGGTCCCGGTCGAAGCATCGCCTCCTGCGTAGCCTGCGCCCGCGCCAGCTCCGGTCAGTGCAGCCGGCAGTGCCAGTGTGGCAAGCCTGCCAGCCGTGCCGCTGTCCGGGATGGTGTTCGGGAGGACTGCCTGTCCAGCCCGCGCCAGGTCGAAGAATGGGCGCTGTGTCGTGGCAGCGTTGTTACCGTATCGGGCCGCTGATTGCTGAGCGGCGCGGTCAAGCTGCGCAGGCGAATACAGGCCGTCGTTGCGACCAGCGTTGCGGACTGCCGTCTCGATGGTCTTGACGTTGCCGTTCACGCTGTTGGCTGCGGCAAGGTCGCCAGTAAACCCGGGCGACTGGCGCTCAAACAGGTCCGTGACAGCGTTTTCGGCTTGCCTGATGGCGTTGCCGGTGCGGTTGCCGAGCGGGTCATTCATTCGAGCGCGGCGGAGGGCCCGCAGCTCACTTACTGCCGCCCGGCCATTGTCGCCGCTGATGCTGCCCGCAGCGAAGTAGCCGGGAACCACGGCGTCGAGTTCGTCTGCTACCGCCGGGCCGGTGTTTGGGATTGCGCTCGCCATGGTTCGAGCGTTGTTGAACGCTGCGTCGTAGGTTGGATCAGCGGTGGCGAACCTACCGCCGACCGCATTCGCGTAACCGGCGCTGTTTGCTTGGCGCAGGGCCTCTACGCCTCGCTCCCCGACCTCAGGAATAGTGATATTTAGCGGGTTTGTCTGATCGGCCAGCGGCGCGACCGCTTCTGCGTTCCCAAGGCGATTGAAGCCCTCCAAGCCTTCACGATAGCGACGGCCGATTGCGCTTCCGACGACCGGCAGCCCGCTGAGACGCTGCTCGATCGCCTTGAAGGTCGGCCCGACGAACCCGCTGCCGCCCACGGTTTGCCCAACGGTCAGATTGACGCCTTGGTCAGCAAGGTAGCGAACGGCGGGGTTGGTCACGCCGCGAAGAGCGCGCCCTGCTGTTCGAGCAGCGCCACGCCCCAGCATCCCGCCGCTCACACCGGCAACGCTGCCAAGCAGAGCGCCCTCCGGTGTTCCTGTCGTCGTGGCACCCTGAATACCACCATAAGTCGCGTCGGCGGCACGTGGCAGCCAACGCGATGCAGCGTTAAAGCCTAGACGAGTAGCGCCCCGCGCCAACCCAAGCTCCAATCCGGCCGCGCCTGCTACACCGCCGACTAAGCTGCCGGCGGTCGAGGCGTTCGGGAACGCTGCCTGTTGCGCCTCTAGGGCGTCGGTCCCCAACACCGCGCCGGGGATGCCCGCTGCCGCGTCGTTCAGAGCGTTAGAGGTGAAGGCGCCCGCTGCGGAACCCGCGATCCGCTCGCGCGCCGTAGTCGCTTCTTCACGCGTGCCAAGCGCGCCGAGGTTGTAGCTGCCCTTGTAGCCGGGGTTCTTGCGGCGGAACTCCAGCGCACGCGATACGGACTCGGGCGAGGCGCTGAGAGCCGCCGCAGCCGCCTGCACCTGGTCGTCAGGGGCGCCGGACCGCAACAGCGTCTGAAGCGCCGCGATGGCGGGCGCCTTGCTGTCGTCGGTGACCGTCTTGGTCGCGCCGCTGGCAACCGTGCGCTGTCCCTGCCCCGGATCGGCATACCACCGAGCCGCTGGAAGTCCCGCCGCAGCACGCATCGTGTCCACGCGCGACCGGAGCTGGCTAAGCTGCTGATTGGTGAAGGCGTCGCGATTGAAGCGGCTTGGCTTGTTGGCGGCCGCGATACGGGCGGCGTCCGCGTCCGACTGCCAACCGGAACCTGGAACGCGAAAGGCGGCTGCGGCCTGATCTTCGAGTGACACCGCTGCGGCATCGAACGCGGCATTGCCAGCGGTCGGCAGGTAGTCAGCAAGTCCCGCAATGCCCGAGGTCGCGCCGGGGCCGGCGTTGTAAAGGCGCGCGACCTCGTTGATCTGGTTGGTTAACGAGTCGATGGTGCCGGCTCGTCCGCGCTGTTCGGTATCCGCCTTCGGTGCCGTCGCCAATTCGCGCCGCGTCTTTTCCGCCGCTAGTCGAGCGGTTTCTAATTGCGCTTGCTGCGTAGCAAGTTGGACTGGTGCCGCAGCCGCCGCGCGAGCCGCTGCCGCCTGAGCCGCCTGCAAATCAACCGCGGCTTTGGGTGCAGCGTACTGCGCGGTAGGGTCAGGAGCACCGATCGTCACCGGCGCCGGCCCGCCGCTCATCGGCACCCACTGCCCACCACGATAGACCAGCGTTTGCCCGTTCGGGCCGTCTGCGATGTCGCCTTCTTCGTACATTCTCAGCCCCCGAGCCGACGGAGAACCGCGTCGGCATAAGCGTTGGTTTTCGGTCCCCACTGCCGCCGGTTCGGCCCGCCGTGGTAGTAGCGAGCCGCGTCGTAGTAGTTGCCCGTGCGGTTCAGCCCTTCCGCGAAATACGCCTCGCCGAGCGCCCGCTGATACTGTGCCGCTTCAGGCGTACGTCCGGTCATCAGGTCGGCCCTCCACGGCACGCCGAGATTGCGCGCCACACCTTGCGCGGTGGACGGCAGCAACTGCGCCAAACCCTGCGCGCGGCCCCATTTGGTCTGCGGCCCGGTCACACCAGCCCGACCGCCGCTCTCCTGCGCGATCACCGCGTCGAAGGGCGTAGCGGGAAAGGGGCGCCGGCTTGCGATGCCGCGCCTCCCTTGGGTCGAACCGTGAAGCCCTGCGGCAGCGTCGGCGCACCGGCGGCAGGCGCTTGGCTGCCACCGACGATCTGCCCATTGATCGTCGGGATGAGTTGCTTCTGACCGTTCGGAAGGTCGACAGAGGTCCACGTGACCTTCGGCGTCGGGTCTTGAAACACCCGCTGCGGCTGACCGTCCGCGCCGATGCGGTACTGATCGCCGTTGTTCGCCTCGAAATAGCGCGGTGCCGGGTTCGCCCGCTCATAATCCTGCTGCATCCGCCACTGATCGAACGCCGTCGCGGCGCGGCGCTTTTCGGCTTGCTGTTGCTCGTATGCTTGGCGCCGGTCATTGACCATCGGAGCAAAGATCGAACGCCCCGTGAGTGCATCGCCAAAAAGCCCCAGCTTGTCAGCTGTGCTTAGCTTGAAGGGAGTGGCTGGCTGCGCATCGCTAGCAGCCATCGTCGGCTGCGACCCAGGCAACATGGGCGAACCTTGCTCAGCCCCGATTTGACCAAGTGTTGGTGCGTATGGAGGCGTGTAGAAGTCTGGTCGCGCGAGCGAGTTACCGCCAATAAGCCGCGCGAAATTGGCTCCGATCATCGCAGTGCCTCGTAATTGACCGTCCGATACCCCGCCGCGATAGGTCCGAGCGCGTCGGGTCGAACGCGAGCGACCTCATCGGCCATCACACCACGGTGAACAGGTCCGCCCCAAGCATAGCGGTAGTCATAGACGCCAAGGCCATCATCCCGCGTCCCCACACGCCGCACGTTGACCTTCAGACGGCGATCCGAGAAGAGCGCAGCGGCTTGCAACGCCGTTCCGAGGCCCTGTTGAATAGACTGAGCCGTGCTAGGCGTTTGGCCGCTAGTCGTTGCCCCACCCCACAGCGAACCGTAACCCCGTGCTAGCGTATTCGCGCCGAGATACGGCAACTCCGCCGCCCCTTGGCCAAGCTGTAGCAGCGTGCCGAGGTTGGCGTTGCCCGCCTGATTGAGCCCGATCGACTGCCCCACGGCGCTGTCTTGTCGGGCGCGCTCCGCGCTGTAATCCTGATAACGGAGGCCGTTCTCCGCCTCTGCAAGGCCGCGCGACAGGCTTTCGGTGTGCGCGCCCGATCCCGTGCGGCCAGCCGCGCCAAAGATGGAATTCACGCGATCCGTCACATCGTTGGCCGTCGTGTCGATCTGGCCTTGCAGGTAGGGATTGCCGGTCAGATACTTCCCGCCAAGCACATCCGACGTGTAGGATTGCGCCGGCTGTAGCCCTGCGCCCATGTTGCCGGCGTAGTTGTTGAACTGGCTGGTGAGGGTCGACCCGATACCAGCCAAGTTGCCGGCGTTGTTCGCCACCGCATCGCCGATCGCCGACGAAGCGCCAGTGATATAGGGCATCGCCGCAGTGGACGGCCCCGTTGAAGATTTGCTGGTCTTCTTCGCCACTACAACCGCCTCTCGTACACCGTAGAGCCGCTATCGACCCCAAGTACCTGCCATCCGAGCACCTTGGCCCAACCTGGCCGGCCATACGCGCGAACGGCACGCATGCCTTCGTCGCGAGACCAAGCCTCAATTTTGTCCCGGAGGGGTATCAGCCAGCGTTTGAACGAGTGACCACCGACCAATTCCACCTCGGAATGGCCGTCCAGCGTTGTACGCGTGGTGGCGGCTGCAAGAAGGTTACCACACTCGTCATGACAGGTCCATACTTGCCGGCCGTCGAGGTATATTGTGCCGTCGCCGCGATCTGCTGCGGCTTGCAGGAGCGGGACGATGCGATCCCATTCGCGAGTGTGCTGAACGTCTGGCCAGATGCCGATCAGCATGGTAGTGTCAAATTGCTGTGGCGGCGTAGGTAATACGTATGCTGCCTGACGAACGAGGCCGACTGTACGCGCGAATGGCTTGCCTTGGGGATCAAGGACCACTGAAGGAGATAGCTACCTTCACCGGCAGGGTTCCGCCACAGCATCACACCGCCTTCCACGTCCCGCCCTCATAATGCTCCAGTCGACCGTTTGCGTAGCGCACTTGCCCTTCCTGCGGCTCCGCCACGAGGCCGATCATCTCGTTCAGTGCGGTTGCGACCTTGCGCGCCCATTCGGGGATGCGCGGTGCATCGGGGTTGGTTGGCACCCGCAACATTAGCGCCGCCCCGCCTGATCGCCTTCGACCTCGATCCCTTGTGTGTATCCCCACACAGCGCCCGCCGGGACGATATGCGTCGCTTGAACGTGGCGGCCGGTCGCGCGGATCGGTACGTTTCCGCTCGGGCGGATCGCAGCGGAGGCGGTGACCTTCTCGGGGTCACCGGCACGTCGCCGCATGTCGAGTGACACAGTACCGCTCACGTCGTCACTCAGGGCGCGGCAGAAACGAGCGCGAACAGTGCGGCCGGGCGCCAACTCCTGATCGCACGACTGCACCATCGCCGGCATATTCGGCCCGCCGAAGGCACCGATGACGTTGGCCGAGCTGACGGGCAGAATGCGCGCGTTGCCGGCGTTGAACCGCGGTGCGTCTAGCGAGTACGGCACGCTATCGATGCCATCGGGATAGAGCGTGTCGATGCCTTCCAACGACACATTGGCCGTGAAGCCCGTGAACAAGCCGTTGTTGGCGACCTCAATCGTCGACCACCGCTCTAATGTCCAATCGTAGCACCACACGACGCCAGGATCGCCCGGCATCGCCCACATGACGAGCGTCTGACGCGGATCGACGGCCGACATGATGCCGGCGATGATGTCGGTGCGTGAGTGACGAGCGAAGAACGTGCGGTCGATCTTTTCCTTGCCGATCGGCTGCACGCTGGTGCCGTTGCACACCATGAATCCGCGTTCAGACAGGAAGAACACCATCTGCCCGGCCTGCGCGACCGATCCCGACACCATGCAGCCGATGTTCGAAGCGATCTCGTCGAACTGGAAGATGGCCTCACCGCCGGTGTAGGTCATGCGGACGATACGGTCGGGTTGCAGGATCAGGCCATATTCTCCGCCGGTCAGGCCCGTGATCGGACCACCGGAGAGCATCGGCTGGCTATCGGCCTGGTTCGTGCCGATCGCCCATTGCTCGGAGTTGTTGAAGCCCGACCACCGCACGGTCAGCCGATCAGCCGGATCGCCCGCCAGCACCACGAAATCGCGCACGATGGCGACCAACGAGGCGTTTGGAGGTGAGCCGCCAAGATTGCTCGCCGTGGCGGTCGTCAGGTCGTATTTGATCGGCGCGCCGCCATTGACCGCTACGATGTTGTTGCCGAACTGCCCAAATCGCCAGCGAGTGACCGACAGGCCCGACACCTTGCTTGCCCATGCGCCGGCATCATAGCGCGTCAGACGGTTCGCCGTGCCGGCAAGCAGGTGCGCCACGCCACTAGAAGACAGGAAAGCGCCACCGCCGGCAAAGCGTTCCGGTAGCGCGACAGTGATCGCGGCGAATGATTCAACCGGCCGGTATCCATTTGGCATCGGTAGGACGTTGACGCACCGTTCGACCCCGCCCTGCACCGGGGCGAGATCGGGTGCCCACTCGCCGAACGGAATTCGTGTCAGCACCGTGCGCCACGCGTTTGGTGGACGGTATTCGGTACCAGCGGTCCCGCACCCCAGCGGGCGCGCTGACCAGCCTGTTGCAGTTCGCCTACCGCTTCATCGTGCGCGGCTTTCCACAAGGCTACGCGCTCATCGTTCGACAGGTACGCCTCCGCCTGGATCAGCGAACCGTAGAGGTAGATGTCGGGATGCTGTTCGAGCAGCCAGTTCGTCGGCGTGATCGACGACAGCGACGGGATGCGCTGCCAATAAGCGATGGCCAGCGTAACCGGTTCCTGAGGCGGGGGCGCCAAGGTGAGGTTGCGACCGGCAATGCTGTAGGCGACGGGAAGACCAGCCCGGCCGCTGAACGTCTCCGATACGCCACCCGGCGCCATCGCTCGCAACGGTCGATCCGGCACGCCCTCGACGTGAAGCGAGCGCATCTGGAGGAAGTCTAGCGGCAGGGCGGTGCGCTCCGCCGTCGCCGACAGCATAGCCGCCGTTTCCATCTCCGGCACACGGAGGATGCGGTTGAGCCGCGCTTCCAGCAGCGCCACGAAGTCGGGCACGCGCTCGACCAGATCGTCGCGGTCCATCCACAGCGCGACCTTGTCGACCAGATCGTCGTAGTTGCCGATTGAGCCGGGCGGGATGTATGAGAAGGCGACGGCCATCAAACGTTAACGGCAATCGTGCCGGCCTGCGTTTTGATGCCGCCTTCGAGGCGCGCACGAATGCCAGCGAGCTTCGTCACCGCGTCCTTGGTATCAACGCTGACAGCCTGCACCGCAGCAAGCACTTGGCCCATCGTCGCCACAAGCTGCTGCAATAGGATTAGCGCCGCTTTGTCCTGCACGAACGGCGTGAACGAACCATCATCCGCCGCGGTGCCCGCGAGGCGCTTCCACGAGTCCATGTTGTCGAGGATAGTTTCCGGCATCAGATCGGCCTCGTGTAGAAGAGGAGGGTGGATTTGATACGGGCGGTCGTAGCGAGCCCGCCGCCAGAACCGCCCACCGCGTAAACAAGTCGCTGCCCCGGCGCGATCAACACGATGTCCTTGATCCGCAGTTCCTCGCCATTCGTCGGCACGAAACCCGCCGAAGTAGACGCCGCCAGCGTCGATCCGCCATTGGTCGTCACAGGCAAGCCGGTGCCGGTCATGTATCGGAAGGTCGTCCCGGTAGGCGGTGCTGCGCCTCCGCCAAGGCGATTGTTAACCGCTACGGTTGTGGCTGTGCCCGCCGGTAGGTACGACATGTTCGCGTAGCGCAGATATTCGAGGGGCGCGTTGCCGCCCACGATGTTGTCGCTGAACGAACGCACCGTCATGACGAAATTAACACCCGAGCCCGCGGGGTTGGCCAATTCGGTCAGCAGGTAATTGTTAGCTGGCACCGCGACGATGTTCGTGCTGGTCGTGAAGCCGAACCCGTCGAAGACACGCTGGTCTTCGTACGAGGGGGTGGTTCCCGATAGGACGGAACCAGCCTGGTCCACCGAAACGACAGCCGGCGCGAAGCCTTGCGTGCCGTCCGGCATGGTGACGGGGAAGCCGGCATGATCGCTGCCAGCAAAAGCTCTCGCGAGTGGCATACCGACTCCCCCGTCGCCTTACAGGTGGACTTCGTCAGCGGCCTTGATGGCCGTGATGAGGTCCTTTTTGCTCAACCCGCTGCTGTTGACCGACTTCTCGGTCGCCAGCGCGCGCAGGACGGTAATGTCCATGTCCTCAAGAGAGGGCTGAACGGTGATGATCTTGGATGCGGCCTCTGCCGCCGCCTTCTCGCCTGCATCGACTGCCTCCCACTTGTCGCCCTTGACGGAAGCCGTCGTAAACGGCTCCCCTGCGGCGTAGAGACGGTTGTCGACGTAGACGGCGTGCGGTGCCGTGTAGGTCTTGGGCTGCGCGCTCATCAGTACACTCCCCGGTTGGTCTGGCGTGCCAGCGTGATGCCTGCGGTGATGCGGCCCGTGGACGGCGCGGTGCCAGTCACGGTGTAGAGCAGGCGGAAGTAGCGCTGCGCCGTGTTGACGGGCAGCGTGTCGGGCAGGAGGTGGGCGCCGTTCACCGCCATCTGGGCCAGCGTGTAGGTCGGCGACGTGAACACGGTGGTAGGCGACGTGAACGCCGCATCCGCCGAGGTCTGGACGCTAATCTGGAAGCCCGTCAGGTTGTTGAACGATTCCGTCGCCTGCACGACGATCGGAATGTCCGTACCGCGGCCGAGGTCGCGGCGGAGCGGGGAACCGGCGCCGTACGGAGTACCGAACGGGCCGATGTCGATGACGTTGGTGGACGCCGTGGTTGCGGTGATGACCTGGTTCTCGGAGAGCAGGCCGGTACGATCGAGGATCATGTCTTGGTTCTCCCTATGCCAGGCTCAGGCGACGACCGCTTCGGCATTGATGAGCGCGTCGGTCTCGCGGATCGGGATGCCGCGATATGTCTGCACTTCCTTGCCGGCGATCTCGTCGGGGACGAGGCGGATGCGGTTGTCGGCGCTGCCGGCGTTGGTGCTGAGCGTGTCGAGCACCTGCATCATGTCGCGATTCATGTAGATGACAGGCTTGACGCCCTGCACCATGCCGCCGTTCTCAATACGGGTATTCCGACGCTCTTGGAGTTTGTAATAAGCCCGGCGGAGCAGAGCGAAGAGGTCAACCGTACCTGCGAGCGCATCCGACACGTCGATGTTGGCGATGCGCGAGTTGTACCGCCAGTCGCCGACCTTCACGCCGACGTGCTGAGCGAAGTACTCCTCCTTGACGTAGTACGGACGGCCGAGTTCGTCGGTCGTGCGCTGCTCGCCCTTGTCCTCGCGGACGACACCGCCCGTCGAGCCTTCGGGATAGATCAGCGCGGTGGCCGGAGCGCCCCAGCCAATCATCCAGATCGAGGTGTTGTCCGCACCGCGACCGCCGCCATCGACGATCTGCGCTGCTGCTGCACCGCCGTTGGCAATCGATGAGTAGCGCGACGCGACGCCCTTGAAACGCTCAGGCGTGGTGGCGGTGTCCGAATAGAAGAAGTTCGCCTGAACATCCTGCGCGATGGCCTCCAGCGCCGCGTTCGCCTCGTTCATGCGCTCCTGAGCGGGGTCCTTGATCCGATCGAGATAGCGCGTGTCGATGGTCGACAGCCGCTCGACGAAGCCCGTGGTGTCACGGACCTGCGCGGTCGTGCCCTTGGACTGGATGATGCCCTTGTAGAGCTGCCCCCAAGCGACCTCGCCGAGTCCCGTGCGGATCGTGGACAGGTGCTGCGAGCCCTCGTTGGCTTCGATGACGTAGGCATCCTGCATCAGCGGGTTAAGCTGGTGTAGCGCCTCGATGATGGGGGTAACCCGACCGGAGCGGTCGACCGACGAGAAATGGTCGATCAGGCCCCGGAAGCTATTTCCGATAGTAGCCAAATTGGCCTCCTGCTGTCAGGCGGAGAGGCCCCTCTGGCTCACCTCCGCACGTCGTTGGGGTAAAGGGTTGCTGCGAGACTGCGTGGCGGCTGGGCTTGGCCTGTGGCCGTTCCAGGCACCGCGATACGAGCGGGAGAAGCTTGTCTGGCCGCGCGGACCGGCTGCATCTTGGCTTTCATCAGCGCGTCGTACTTGTCGGCTTTCGCCTTCCAGCCATGCGCTGTTCTCAATGCCATGATGTCCGAAGCGCGTGCCTCGCTCATCTGCTCTTGCGTGTATCCGAGTTCGCCGCCGATGGACCCCAGGTCAGACAGGAGTTTCGACCGTGCCGATGGTTCGGACCATTCGGGTAGTGCTTCAGCGAGGATGCGGTTTTGCTCGGTGATCTCCTGCTGAAGCTGGTAAGCTTGCATCTGATCGGCCTGAGCCTGCGCTTCCTGCGCTTGCCGCTGCGCATCCGAGCGCTGGGCGGTAGCATAGTCATACTCCGCCTGCTGCTGATAGTAAAGCGCCCGATGTTCCTCGCCGCCCTGCAATAGACGCGGGTCCGGACGCTGCGGTTCGGCCGGCATGTACCGCTGCAACTGCTCGGCGTGGGAGCGCAGAACCTGTTCGAACTGGCCGCGTGCTTCCGCCTCGACCGTCTGCCGAGTGCGCGCCGCCTCATTCGCCTTGGTGGCGACGTACCGCTCGCGCTCCGCCTCGCGCGTGGAGATGATCTCCTGCATCTCGCGAGGAAGCGCGGAGAACTGTTCCTTGTAATCCTTGGCCCAACTGATCGGCGGCTCGATCGGGTCGGGCTGCTGCTCGCCCTCGGTCAGTTCCGCGTTAGGATCGGGATCGAGATCGACCGGCGCCTGCTCTTCGCTGGGCTGCTGCTCACCGCCAACGACAGATTCCACGTCGTTAGCAGCCGGCTGCTCGCCGTATAGCTGCTGCGCGATGTCGGCTGCCGGCGCTTCGGGAGCGGGCTGCGTGACGGTATCGGGATTGGTCGCCATCTCTCGTCTCCTCAGGCTACGCGCGGCAGACGACGCCGCACGCGGATGTTGTCGCTGACCCGCTGCTCTTCGGCTTCACGGATCACGCGCTGTTCGGGTGTTTCTGGTTGCTCGCCGGCCTTCACGCGGGCGTAGGCGTCGGATGCCCAAGCGACCGACTCGCTCATAGGCCGATCCCGAGTATCTTGCGGCGCTCGGCGGGCAGTTGCTGGATGCGGTCGGTATAAGCCTTCTGCTCGCGCGCGACTTTGCCGTCCTGCGCGACCTGATCGACTTGAGCCTGCACCTCGTCGAGCACCTTCACAGCAAGCGCCAACTTCTCAATACCGGCTCGGGCGTCGACGGTGAGCGGTTGAGCGGCCAAGGATGCCAGCTTCTCGATGTACGCGCCGCGGATGATGCCGAACGCCGGGCCGACGAAGGTGTCCATGGCAGCGCGCGCCTGCTCGGCATTGACGATGCGGGTGGAGAGGGTGTCACCGCTCATAGATCGCCTCCTGCATAAAACGATGGTTGAGGTAGGCGACCGATCCGGCCATCTGCGCACGGCTCTCAGGATCACTCCAGCACGCGCCAAAGGATCCTCCACCAGCGCCTTCGGTTACGGTCGCGATAGCCATCGCTTGGAACTCGCCGGCCAGCGCCCGCCGATACGCTTTCGCTAGCGTAGCCACACAAACGCGGTCTACGCGGCATTCATCTGAGGGTATGACCCTGAGGCGGCGCTTCACTTGTCCAACTCCCCGCCAGGCCGATACGCCGGCAGCCCGCCGCCGCTATCGGCGCCGCTTGCCCGCTCGCGTGCCAGTTCCATGTCGAAGGCCTGACGTTCGCGGGCGAGGCCCATGTCGAAGTCGAGGCGCTGCACCGCCAGCGCGGCTTCTGCCTCGGCCCGCGCTTGATCGCGATCGACACGCTGCTGCGCCTCCCACTGCTGCACCTCCGCCGACGCTTGGACCCCGGCAAGTTTCACCTCGCGCTCAATCTCCTGACCGCGCGCCTTCATCTGGATTTCGGCCTGCTGCTTCTGCTGGTCGCCCTGTAGCTTCTGCGCCTCGATCGTCGCTTTCGCCTGCGCTGCCGCCATCTCGGGCGATTGCGCGTCCTGCTGGATCGGCTGGTCGCCCGGATCGGTGAAGAAGTCGGTCACGTTGCCGAGCGCGGTGTCGGCGATGATCCCCGACAGGTTGTTGTAGACACCCTTCCACGATCCGACCGGCGCCTTCGCCTGCACCGCGGCCTGCTGAAGCGCTAGGATCATCTGGCGGTACTGAAGCCGCACGTCCTTGCGACCAGTGCCAAGACCAACCCGGACGTTGACCTCCATGTCGTCGGGCCACGACTGCGGGTTGATCTCGCGGTATTTGCCATCGACGAGAATGCGGGTCAGCGCGGCGTACCGCTTCATGAGCCGGCGCTTGCGATCAGCGACGCGTGCGACGGCTTCGGCAAAATTGCGGGCCAGATACTCTTCGATCTGCTGCCCGCTCGCCTGCATCAACGCCGTGCCGGTCGCCGTCTTGTTCAGCGTGTCGGCGTCCAGACCCTGATTGAGCCGCGTAATGCCGGTGCGGGATTCCTTCTCGCCCGCCATCATCTCCATGGCGGTGAACGCCTTGTCGGCGGTGAACGGCACGGCGAACGCGGACGGCGGGACAGTGCCGCTGTACCGGATCAGCGCGCCCGGCCGAACGGTCAGAAGGTCGTCGATCAGGTTCGGCGACTGGTCGTTCTCCGGGACCAGCACACGGGGGCTGTTCGATTGATACAGGTTGTCCGCCGCCTGCCGTAGCAACACCGACCGGACGCGCTGCACGTCCATGACCTTGTCCGCGAGCGACTGCCCCACGATGCGATGCGGCATCGGGAAGGGCGTCCACACCTCGAAGGGCTGATCCTCGGGCTTGCCGCTCTCGTAGACCTCCGCCGACAGGATCGTATTACCGACGCGGTGGACGACCATCCGCTGGGGCTCGCTGTCGGGACTATTCGACCACAGCGGGTATTCCTCCCAAAGCCAGACGAGGCGTGACGTATCGATGCGCTGCACATCGCCTGCGTTGGTGCGATCACGATCACGGGCCTGCTGCACCACCGTGCCAGGCTGACCGTCGTCGTACAGCGACTGCACGTCATCAGGGTCGTACCCCATGGCGATCAGCGTCGCGAGGCTGACACGGGTCTTATGGTAAAGGTACGCCGCCTCATCCAACGACCGGGCATCGCGCGAGACGCCAAACTCTTCGTTCGGCACTGCCATGTCGCGGAACAGCGGGGGCAGAGGGCGTTCGATGACGGCGCGTACCGTGGCTGGTGTAACGTCGATGCCATCAGGTGCCGCGATCAGCCGTTCATCAGCGCCCGCGACAATGTCCAGCACAGGCGTTCCATCGATCAGGTGCGCGCCGCCCTCTGGCGTCAGCACAACCGCGTCCTCGGGCACCTCGACCTCGACGCGCTCACTGCGCTGCTCGACCCACGACTTGGCTACGCCGGACTTCTCCAGCAGCCCGGCCTTGAGGAAGTCGTGCAGCATGCGATAGCCGCGCTGCCGGCGCATGAGGTCGTACTGGATCAGCGCCGTCGCGTCGTCCGCGGCCTGCTTGCCGCCTTGGTCGTTGCTCTCGAATTCGACGACCTTGTCGCCGCTGACCATCGTCCGCATGATCGACGGGACCATGTAGTCGATGACCTCCGCCACATCGCGGGTGACGAGCTGCGAGCGGCCTTCCTCCTCGTCGCCGAAGGGCTCGCCGTTGTAGAAGTCGATGGCGACCGCGCGCTGCTGATCGAGAATGTCGTCGCGCGCGTTGCTGGCTTCTTCGCGCAGGAACCGCAGCAGTTCGGGATTGTCCACGACGGCCATTACGCAATCCCCCGGTTGGTGTATTTGATCTCGCGCGGCGCTTGGCGATCACGCGGCTTGCCAATGGCGAAGGTGCGAAAGGCATCCGCCGGATCGCTTGCCCAATCGTGGAGCGGCGTGTCCCGATATGCCTTCAGCTTCTCATCCCAGATGCGACGATAGGCTCGCAGCGCGTCAACGCCCTTCTCGGTCTTGTCCTTGTCGAACCAGCACAGCGGCAGCGTCTGCCGGACCTCGTTGATGTCGTTGGCGACGCTCGCCGTCCGAGGCACGATGCGGATACCCTCAAGGCCCATCCCCTTGGCGGTATCGGCGATCGAGCCCGTCACGCTGACAAGCTGCTCGTTCTCGGCGTCATGAGGCATCAGGTGCTCGCCGTAGAGATACGGCTTGGCGCGCACTTCTTTCACGTACCAGTCGATGCCGACGCTGGTGTTCACGAGGTAGTCAATAACCGCCCAACCCGTGCCGTACCGCTGTACGAACCAGATCGCGGTCTGATCGTTGCGACCCAGATCCCAGGCCGTGTGGACCTGCGCCTGCGGATTGTACGGAACGGCGGTGATGCGCCCGTCCGCTTCAAGCCGGTCGATGACCTTGGCGTAGTAAGCGCCCGGCAAGCCAGCGCTAAAGCTGGTCATGTATTCCTGCTGGTAAATCGCGTCGCCGTCGTCCTCGCCGCGCTCGGCAATGATCTCGGCGCGCTCCGATGCCAGCGTCTCCGCGGAGAACACGGTCGTGTCATTTGCGGTCAGACGTTCGGCGAACCAGTCGTCCGACTGGCGCGCCATCTCGTACATGCGGTGCGCGTGATTGCGGCCGCGGGGCGTGGTGATGAACATCGCCCACCCGCCGTTCTCGGCGAGAATGGGACGGATCAGCGACCACGCCTGCGGGTTCGACAACGCCCATTCCGAGAACACGACGCCTACCGGAGGCGTCCCGACCAAGGCGTCGTAGTTATCCGATCCGATCACCTGCCACGTCGAACCGTTCTTGAACCGGATCATCATGTCCTGTTCGCGGGTCGTGGCCCGGATCGCAGCAGGGAAGGCGTCGTCGATGCGGCGCCGGCCGGTGTGCGGGTTTACCGCGTCCCAGATCGCCTTGCGCGCCTGGTTTTGCTGCGGGAGCAGATGCCAGTAGACGCCCACGCGCTTGTGAGCAGCAATCGCCGTGCGATGGAGCGCGACATCATCCTTGCCGTGCCGCCGTGGCCAGATTGCAACGGCGCGCTTGCCGCCCGCCTTCAAATAATCCCAGATTGGCTGTTGGTAGGATCGGGGAGCCCAATCATGGGGCAGTCGGACGCGCGTGTCGGTCACTCGTGGATCTCCACGATGACGCCGCCGCTGTGTTCCACGTCCAGCTTTTCACCGTACACCTTCGGCCGCAGCTTGCCGGCCATCCACTTGCGAGCATCAATGCGGATTTTGGAGCGGTTCAGCGCCTCTCCATTCTCACGCCAGCCAATGTTGCCCCCCTCGTCGTCGTGGCGCTCCATCCAATCGTTGGAACCATTGTCGGCAATGTCGAGGATTTCGTCGAAAAGCGCGTCCGCCTGCGTTTCTCTCGCGCGCGCGTACTGCTTCGCGAATTCTTCATGCTGTCGGAGCCATTTGAAGACAGTCGTCTGCCCTGGCATATCCTCATCAAGGCAGATGGACCGGAGGGAGCGCGCGTCAGACAGGCGGGCGCAAATCTCGTCCGCGATCTCAGGTGTGAGAAGAAGGGGGCGCGCCATAACAGCGCACCAACTACACCCGCCTCGGCTCCAGTTTTAGGGAGGAAAGTCGCCTGCCCATCACGTAATTGCGTCGCTTGCGTTTCAGTTCTTCACCGGCTTGGTCGAGTGTTCGCTTGAACCGTGGCGTATCCATACCCAGCCGATCGCGAGCCTCCCACCCGTGCTCGACGTAGACCTCTTCCCAACCGTCAGGTGGGGGGCATAGAGGGCGACCCATCGCACCCATCTACTCCCGCCCCTTCCAAGCCCGAACAGCGTCGAGGGCGGCGGTCGCGTCCTCGCGGTAGTCGTCCCAATGCTTTTCATCGCAATAGTGGTCGGCGGCCCGGTCAGCCAAATGCTGCGCGAGATGGCACACCAACCCCTCCGGCCACGTCTCAGCCCCCTCCGCCTCGACGGTAGCCCGAGCATGGGCGGCGAGCCTTTCGTGCCCTGGCGGTGCCTTAGCGGGCGATTTCGCCCCATTATGCCAGTGCTGCTCGTACTGATCGTTCATGCTCTGGCCCCCCGGTTGGCTGCTTGCTTGATGGCGTCGAGCGTGGCGATGAGGCTGCGACCGGGATTGGCGTAGAGAACGCCAGTGAGACGAGGGTCGTAGCTGTAGGATGGCGCGGTGATCTGCATCACGCTTCCCCCGCCATCTGCTTGCCACGGCGAAGGGCGGCTAAGGCCACTTTCCTGGCCTCCGCCGCTCCGAATTCTGACCAACGGCTTGCGTCTACCAGCGCGTCCACTTCACGCTCATCCCCATCCACCTCCGCCGGAAAGCCGGGATCAGCGACGATGGCGCGGGCTTCGATGGGCGCCTCGACTAGCTTCCGCCAATCCTGATTGGACGCGATACCCTGGATGAACGCCACCATCCGCTGCCGTAGCTCGGGGGGCAACGACCGCATATTTTGCGGTAGTTCAGCGGCAGCAGCCTTCCGAAGCGCCGTGTCTACATGCCCCGCACATGCCATGGCTTCGTTACACGCGCCACACGGCACACCAGCACCGCCGCAGCACTCCGCACCGTTCGTCATGCCGACCCACGGATAATCACGATGATTCTCGCACACCCAACCGGTGCCGGCGCAGTTCCGGCATGGCCCATCCACCGTCGTCATGCTGCGTCCTCCCGCGTGAGAGCGGGCTCGTACGTTGCTTGGAAAATGTCTGGCTTGCAGGGGTAAAGCTCGCCCTGAACGCCCCGAATGATCCAGTCAGCCGGCGACGCGACATGCCCACCTTCAAGGGTTGCGATCCAAGGATGACCGTTCTCAGCCGCGCTTACGCTGCCCTTAAGGTGCGACATCTTGCGGGTTGCGGCTTGGAGCCAACCCGGCATCTCCGCGAACACCTGAACGCCTATAGCATCCAGCCCGAGATATTGAACCGCCTCTATCACAACCGGCTTCTTTCGAAACTGTCCCATCACCACGTCTCCCGATAGCTTGCCGTCATTCGTGTGCTGTCCGCCCGCAACCGCTCCGCCGATCGTCGGGGAGGGGGCCAGCGAGGCTTGTCCACCGGCACCCAGGTTCCATCGCGGCAGTCGCGCCAGGGGGAGCGGCGACCTACCATCACACCCCCGCCCTCAGCTTGAGATACCCGGTCACCAGGTCAGGCTTTCCAGAACCGGCCGATGTCGAAGTCGTGACCCGTAAGCGTCCACCGCAGCTGCGACGCGAGGTACGTGTGACGTGCCTCGGCGCCGTTGGCCCATTCGATGCCGAGACGGGTGTCAGCGGGCCAATTGCGCGGCGGGCTACCGGGGTTCTCATGCCGCCGACTGCTCATCGGCCTTCGCAATCGTGCGGTTGGGCGCTTGGCCAACGACGTGCCAGCCATCGCGCCCGTCGTTCATGGCGTTCAGCCGGTCACAGTGCGCCTGAAGCTGACGCAAGCCGAAGTCGCTGCCGCGCGCAGCATCGCTCACCTGACCCTTAGCGAGGTCGATCAGCTCACTCGCGGTCGGCATGAACTTGTTTGCGAGCGCCCACCGCTTGGCGGCGATCTCCAGTAGGTTCGCTGGAACGTCCGCCACGTCCTCTGACAGCAGCCGGAGCCGGTGCGCGTGCGCCTCTAGATCAGCCTGCGCCGCTGGACGGTAGCGAAAGCCAAGCTCCGCTATGATCCGACCAATCGCTGGTGGAACCGGCTTCTTGCTCGGCTGCACAGGCGGCACGGTAGAGATCAACGGAGGGGTCGGGCCGCGCCCCGCGAAGATCGGATTGTCCATCCAGGCGTCGGTTGGATCGGTTGCCATTGCGTGTCTCCACAGCAGCGGTCAGCCATGCGGCCGGCTCGCTGGGTTGTTCGGTTTCGGCTTGTCGAAGGATCACCAGCATCGCAGGATCGTCGTTCAGTTTCTGGCGAAGGCGTCCAAGCAGGGAGCGGGCATGGCGTTCTGCCATCCCGGTGCCGGCTAGGAGGGTCACCCCACTGTCGAAGATGGCTTTGCAGAAGTCTGCCGCCGGATGCGGCACGACCGTGCCCGTAGCTTTAGCTACGGAATTATCTGTCTCTGTATCTGTCTCTGGGGCCGTTCCATGAAACGTTTCATGGTCGTTTCTTTGGTCGTTAAGATGAGAATCTCTCACCTTTTCCCCGCCACCATTCGGCGGAGTTTTTCCCCTACCTTTCAGCTTGTTACGGTGCGCGCGTACACGATCAGTGGACACGTCGGAGCGAAACTGTCGCTGATCCCAGGCGTGGGGGCGCTGCTCACCGGTGGCGGCGTCGGTGTCGATGAAACCGAAGTCCGCGAGCTTTGAAACAGCACGAAACGTTTCATCCTCCGACATGCGGAGGGCGAACGCGATGTCTGCGTGTGAGGGCAGCCGACCGTCATTGCGGCTGGCGACACACCAGATATTGACCAGCACCTTGAACAGCGCCGGGTGAAGCTTCTGGACCTTGGGATCGTCCAGCATCTCGTCGTAGAGGCGGAACCAGCGGCTCATGGCAGCGTCACCACAACCTGCCCGCCCTTGACCGGTTCGCCGAACACGAACGAAGGCAAGAAGCGGCTGTCGTTCACCTTCAGTGCGTCGGCGATCCCATCCCAATAGGGCTTCATGCGGTTCGGGAAATTGACCCGATCGCCGCGCCGGGAAGGCGGGTAGAAAGTAGCGATGACGCGAATGTCGCCGTCATCATGGATGCTACCATCCATTTTAGCCGCAAGGGCCGCGTTACGCGCCCACTCGCGATGCTTGGCGGTTATCGCCGCCTTGCCGCGCCAATGCCCCTTGGCATGGCCCGACAGGCTCGCAGGGGGCCAGGGCAGCACGATCATCACGCCCGCGTCGCCTTCAGCGCAGCAGCCCGACGCTGGCGATACTGGACCGTCGCGGGCGCCTGGCGAGCGGCTTCCACCATCGCGGCAAGGCGGGCCTGTGCGGTGCGCTGGCGGCGATCCGCGAGGTGTGCGGTGATGCGGTCAACAAGCGTCATGCGACCAGGGTCCGGAGATGCCGACAGCGCGCGCAGCCCATGTCAGCGGGCGCGTCCAAGCGGGTGCCGCAGGAGAAGCACGGGTCGCGGTCGACCCGTGCCGGCAGTCGCTCAATCGTCTGTACGAAATTGTGCGAGGGTGACCGCCGGTGGTTGCGCTTTGCCGGATCAGCAAATCGGTATTGAGGCGGCAGGCTATCCCGATTGCTTTCGCGAATGCGGGATATGCGACCTGAAACTGAGTTGACGCTGCACCCGAGAGCGTTAGCAACTTCGGCATAGGTGCGGCCCGCATCCAACAGATCGACAAGCTTGCCGATGGCCTCGGGTGTCCAACGCATCATGCCACCGCCCTCGGCCGCCGAATGTCAGCACACCGCGCCAGCCATCGGCCGGTCATGGCGTGCAGCTTGCGGATCGCCTCCTCGCCCGTGAGATATTCCTGCGGCACGATCGTGCGACCGCCGGGGCTATCCGGATGCTCGGCTTCCGCCAGCATCAGCGACACACGCGCGAGCAGGACGTTCAGGTCGTCGCTGTCGCACACCGCGTCCTCGTCGACGATCCGCTTGCCCTTGGCCCGCATCCAGTCGTCGAGCACACTCGGCTCGGCGTCCATCATCCGGTCAAGCACCTCGACGCCGGGCATTGAGCCGGACAGCTGCTTGTCGAGCGCCTGAACGGAAAGGTCGATCGCGTCAGCGAAGCGGCCTTTGCCGCCAGCCTTGTCAATGCCGCGGGATACGCCGCGCATCAATTTCGCGTGTAACCGGGCTTTCGAAAGCGGTTGCGGTTTCACAACGACGGTATCGAGTATCATACGTTACTCCGATGGGTATGAGTATGAGTGCCGCCCCGCTGTCGATCGCTGTCCCTGCCGGGATGGTCGTACGTGGGGCCGACGATGCGCGACAGGTTCAGGCGCGGTGGAAGAGCGGCGCAGATCAGCGCTGCGACGATCGGGCCGGCGAGCAGGAACGCCAGGGCGCACAAGGCCCAATTCGCGGCGATGAAGGCGAGGGCGGACATCTAGGCGCGCTTCCCGCAATGCCCGTCGAAGCACGGGTAAGTCATGCCGGTCATCATGTGGGCCGCGCCAGACGCCCAAGAGTCGCGGATGGTGTTACCGCCAATGGACCGATCGTGGCCGCACGACAGGCGCAGAATAGTTGCGTGCGACCCCCGCTCGGTGGAGTCGATCACCCGCAGCGTGGGGCGTACCTCACACCGCTGCCACGGCTCGGCAGTCACGACGCCATCGCCTCAACAACCGGCGACTTTCTGGTCCGCTCAGTCGACGCAAGATACGCGAGCGCATTGGCCGGTAGCTTGACCTTCTCGCGTTGGGCCGCGTCGATCAGCGACGAACGACGCCAAGGTGGAATCTCCGGCGGGTTGCGAGTGCGCCACTCGCTAACCGTCTGCTGCGGGGTGCCTGTCGCGGTCGCGGTAGCATTGACCCCGCCGAACGCATCGATGATGGTATGAACTACGCTCATGCCAGCATAGCTACCGATTATCGGTTAGTTTTGCAAGCCCCACCCTTGCCGAAAAAGCTAGGGTGCGCTTTTCAAGGCGCGAGTCATAAGCGGCGCATGTCGGATTTCATCTTTGACCCCGATCTGGTTCGATCGTCCATGAAGGCCCAGAAGCGGAAGCGCGAGGAATTCGCAGCCGCAGTGGGGTTAACACACGTTAGCGCGCTCGATAAAATCCTGAAAGGTGACAGGAATGTCAAAGTTGACGAAGCTGCGCGCATCTATCATGAATTAAGGATCGTACCTGTCCAGCACAGTGCGACGCGGGCGATCCCCATTATAGGACTGACGGCCGCTGGTACATGGAGAGAGGCTGTCGAGTTGCCGATTGGGCGTATGGTTCTTCCATCACACGTAGCAGGCGAGCGCGCTTTTGCGGTCGAGGTTGCCGGTGATAGCATGAACCTACTGATTGAGGACGGCGGCTGGATCGCAATCGACCCCGACGACCAGGTCCTCTCCCCCGGCAAATGCTATATGCTTCAGAATGCCGAGTTCGGCGTGACGGTCAAACGCTATCAGAAGCTGCCCGCGCGTTTTGAGCCGGTGTCGACTAACCCAGAGCATAAGGAATTCCTCGTTAGCGCGACGGACTTCGTGATCGTCGGCCGCGTCGTATGGAAGGGTTCTCCTGTTTAATCGGTAAGGCTGCCATCGCCTTTTTGTACCTTTCCTACCGAAAACCGGTTGACGTAACCGAATATCGGTAGTAACTGTCCTCTCACACCCCGAGCCCCGGCTCGAATGAGGAGGCAAGCATGGCGACGATCACCAAAACCTTCGGCGGCAAGATTGAACGTGCAGCGGTTGATGCCCGCGCGGTTGCTTCAGTCGCCATGACGCCGCAGGAGCGCTGTCGCGCGATGATGGCGCGGATTGTCGGTGCTTCGTCGTACGACATCGTGCGCGGGCGGGTCTACTAATGACCCGCTGGCAGCCCGCTTGGTACGGCGTCAACGACGTCGAAATCCAGACCGATGAAGGCGTGACCGTCATCGTGCGCGCAACCCGCGAGCGAGAGGGCATGAAGCTGCTCGATGCAGTTGAAGACGCCCGCAGCAGAGCTCTCGCCGTCGCCGAGCGCATCGCCGGCCTGCACAACGCTTCGGTGTCGGCATGACCGCGCCTAAAAACCCGTCAGCATTCCCGCAGCACATGGCGCCAGCGTTTCAGCAGCAGCCTGATTTTCACGGCATGACCTTACGCGACTGGTTCGCAGGTCAGATGCTTGCTGGAATCGGAACTTGGGCGCCGTGTCCGGAAGAGGGTTGGCCGATCGGCGTTCAGACTGCCGATTTGATGCACCCTTTGCGGGCGGCATACGCATACGCCCAAGCCGACGCAATGCTCGCCGCCCGTGGTGACGCAGCATGACCCCCGCCAACAACCCCGCGGGTTGGACGGGTGGGCCTTGGTCTGTCCGCACGACCGAGAACACTCACGTCGCCGGCGCACACTGGCGCGAAGTCACGGCTACCAGCTCGGACGCAGAGACTGTCGTCCTTGGCGAAGTGTTTGAGAGCGACACTGGCGCGACGGAAGCGGAAGCCAACGCCCGCCTGATCGCCGCTGCGCCTGATCTATACGAGGCGTTGAAGAGCATCGCCGTCAAAGCGCAACAGCTTGCCGACGCAAAACAAGACCAGGCTGGCTTTTGGCAAGCGTGTGCCGACCAGGCTTGCGCCGCCCTCGCCAAAGCGCGCGGAGAGGCGGCATGAACGCCCCCTTCTTCCCGCCCGCCGACGTGACGGCGATTGAGCGCACCTACGAGCTGATCGATAACAGTCGCTTCGACTGGCACCTGCGCACGCGTCAGGGCTTGCCGTTCGAGCTGCGGTTCTGCGCCGAAGGTCAGCCGACGCATTTCTACGCCACCCGCGATGCCGCGCTCGCCGTTGCGTATCGCTGGGTCGAGACGGGGAGGGCGTCGTGAGCGTCTACACTCCGCTCCCCGCCGCTCGGATCACGGCCGAGGTCGACGCCATGCACGCGCTTGCCGCTGACATGGACGCTGACCGGACCGAGATCGTCGCCATTCTCACCGCCGCTAGCCAGGACACCGATTACGATCGGCTGCTGGCTGCTGCCCTCAAGGAGTATCAGTGATGCTCGTCACCCGTAAGAAGTACGACGCCTTGGAGCGGGAGCGCGCTTTCCTCGCCGACAGTCTCGCGACTTACCGCGACATGCACGAGGTTGACGGCCGCACCATCGCGACCCTTCGCGCCCGCCTCGCCAAGTTCACCGCACCCCGTGCCCGTGACGGTGCTGGTCGGTTTCTGCCGCTGCCGGCTGGGGACATGGGGGAGATTGCACATGTCTGAGGCCGCTCAGTACCCGATCGATACGCTCGCCGACATGGCAGCTATTCCGGAGGAGGCATTGCCGCGCTTCCTAGCCGAACTGCCAATGATCCTCGGCGAAGTTCGGCGCGTGCTCGGCGTGATAAATATCTTCAACGGCGCCTTTGTGGGCGAGATGGAGATGCAACCGTTGGCCGGTGCAAGCTGGACGGACGACGACAAGGGCGAGGGCACCGTTTCGGTCCTCATGCCAGATGGCAGCACCGTTGCAGCGACCCGCAAGATGGGCGGTGACGCATGACCCGCTCGTCCGCCAGCATCCTCACGCAGTTAGCTGCGAACGCCGTTGCTGACTGGGCCGCGCTCGCTTTGGTCGCCGCGTTTGTCATCACGTTGGTGCTGCTGTGAAGACCGCGCCTTCCTACCGCGACGTGCTGCGCCGCTCCGAGCGGATGCGCCCGGACGGCTCCGGACCCGTGTGGCCCCTGCGCGACAGCGACCGGCCCTCTCTCATTCTTCCTGTTCGAAAGGACGCAGCGTGAACGCTTTGACCGTCATCGAGCCAGCCAGCAACGTCGAGGCGTATCGCGCCTCCACCGATGCCGCCGAGCTTTGCAAAGAGATTGTCGTCGCATCGGCAACCACCATTCAGGGGCGAAAGTACGTCTGCGTCGAGGGGTGGCAGGCTATCGCTATCGCCCACGGCTGCACCGCCAGCGCGCGCGACGTGGAGCGGGTTGACGGCGGGGTACGCGCGATCGGCGAGATCAGGCGTATGGTCGACGGGCAGGTGATCGCCACGGCCGAAGGGTTCGTCGGCGAGGATGAACCGGTGTGGTTCGGTGGCCGGGATGGACGCGGCAAGACCCACGTCAAGCGCGCCGACTATGCGATCCGCGCCATGGCACAGACCCGCGCTATCAGCCGCGCTGGCCGCTCAGCCTTCGCCCACGTCGTCGTGATGATGAAGGCGGGACTGGCGACCACGCCGGCGGAGGAGGTGCCGCTCGGCGGCTTCGACGATGCCGCACCACGGCACGAGCCGGAAGCCCGTCGCGAGCAGCCTCGCGAGCAGCCGGCGTCCGACATCATCACTGATGACCAGCGCGGCATGCTGATGACGCTCGCCACGGCTAAGGGCATCGACGCGCGCCGCCTTTGCGAGGTGGGCGGGATCGACGCCGTGAAGAACATGCCCGCCAGCATGTTCGATCAGTGCAAACGCTGGATCGCCAAGCAGCCCGACAAGCCGGTGCCGGCTCCCGTCTCCAACGACATCCTTGATGATGAGGTGCCCTACTAATGGCTACTGCACGCGACGCTGTGATCGGCGACAACAACCCGCCTGCGCCGACGCTGGTCGAAGCCGCCCGCGAGCAGCTTGCCGACATCCACCTAGAAGCTGGCAACTGGCTCGACGGCGCCGAGATCGAGAACGCCGCGCAGGCCGACGAGGTCGCGCGCATCCTCGACGCAGCCCGCAAGGCCAGCAAGCGGTTCGACGCGGATCGTAAGACCGAGAAGAAGCCGCACGACGACGCCGCCAAGGCGGTGGATGCAACGTGGAAGCCGCTGATCGCCGATGCCGACCGCATCGTGGAAGCGGCGAAGGCGACCTCGGCCGTGTGGCTCAAAGAGCAGGACCGCGTGAAGCGCGAGGCTGAAGCCGAGGCCCGCCGCATTGCCGACGAAGCCGCGGCCGAAGCGCGGCGGCTGGCGGAACAGAACACGGGGTCGCTGCTGGCCGTAGAGGCACGCGATGAAGCGATCGAGCGGGCCAAGGCTGCCGAGGCACAAGCCGCTGCCGCAGTCCGCGATACGGCCAGCGCGAAAGGCGAGGGGATGGCCCGCCGCGTGTCGCTCCGCACGACGTGGCGCAGTGACGTTGAGGACCGCCGCGCGCTGCTGAACCACATCGCCCGCGTCGCGCCGGATGACCTGTCCGCGTTCCTTGACGAGTGGGCGGCACGAGCCGTTCGTGGCGGTGCCCGAGATCTGCCTGGCGTGCGCGCTTGGTCCGAGCAAGTGGCCGCGTGATGCCCTCCCGCACCGCCCCCTTGCTCCGCCGCTCACCCATGAAGGTGAAGCCACGCAAGGCATCCACCGCCGTCGAGCGGCGTCACCTCGCCCGCGTCGCCGCGCTGCCGTGCCTCGTGTGCGGCTCGCCCTCGACGGTCCACCACGTCACCAGCGACGGTCACAAGCGTCTGACCCGTACGCACGAACGCGTCGTGCCGCTCTGCCCGCGCCACCACATGATCCAGTTCGGCCCGCACGAGAGCGTTGAGGCGCTGGGTCACGCTGGGTTCGAAACGACCTACGGCATTGATCTGCTCGCCGCAGCCGACGTGCTGTGGGCGCAATCCATGGAGGCTGAGCGTGGGTAGTACCTTTCCCCAAGTCCGCCTGACCGGCGACACCCAGCGCGCCTACGCCAAGCGCATGATTGACCAAGCCCCGCAAGGCTACGTCGTCAAGATTGCTGCCGAGACGCGCCGGGACGCACAGAACCGCAAGCTGTGGCCGATGCTCACCGATTTACAGAAGCAGATCGAAGGCTGTGCGATGTTCAGCCTGGACGATCTCAAGCTGCGCTTCCTGAACGCGCTCGGCACCGAAATGCGCTTCTTGCCGACGCTAGAAGGGCAGGGGGCTTTCCCGGTCGGCCTGCGCTCCTCGACCCTAACCGTCGATCAATTTTCCGCCCTTGTTGAGCTTATCTACGCGTTTGGCGCGAAGCACGACGTGCGGTGGAGCGAGCCTCGAAAGGACGCCGCATGACATGCGAAAACAGCCGTTTTTCATTCCTCACCCGCGTGGGAGCCGGGCGGTGAAGGGGCGGGAAGCGTGGCGCGAGTACGCGGCCGACTTCAACGCCATGAGCGATGAAGAAATCGAGGAAGAGCGCACCAAGGCGCAGTATTTGGTGGACGAGCAGGAAAGCTGGCTTGAGGCCGTCGCTTCCTGGGAGGCTGCGGGCAAGCCCCGTGGTGACGCAGCATGAGCCCCGAATATCGCTGCCACCTCGCCGCCAAGGCTGGGGCCAAAGCCGCTCGGGCCGGAAAGCCGCGCGCTTCTAACAATCGCGAGCGTGGGACCATGTTCTACGACGCCTGGATGGATGGCTACGATGCCGTCCACAACGGTGACGCAGCGTGACCGCCCCTACGGCTTTGGACGCGCTGGCGGATCGTTGCGAAGCGGCGACGGGGGCGGATCGGGAGTTGGATGCGCTGATCCGATGCGCCGTGTTCGCGCCGGCGACCGCGTACGTCGCTATGTCACCGTTCAACGGAGCATGGTGCATCTACGACGGTGAGACACGCGACGGCCGTCCACGCGGATGGGAAGCGCTCACTCTGACGCAGGTACAGCGGCTTGGGGAGTTCACCGCCTCCCTCGACGCCGCGATGACGTTGGTGCCGGAGGGGTACTTCGTCGCCGTCGTCAACAGCACGTTGGCCGATCCCGAGAAGGTTGGACGCGCAACTGCGCTGATCGCTCCAGGGGGAAGCGCGAAAGCCGCCGAGCCGTCCGAAGCTGCAACGATGCCTCTCGCAATCTGCGCCGCTGCTCTACGCGCCCGCACCCAGGAGAGCACCGATGAGTGAAGGCTTGGACATGCTTGAGCAGCTGCGGCGGCTTTACCGAGGTCTCGAAATGTCTGCCGGTCTCATGCGTGACCGTCGGCGCACCGGCGGCTGGTCGGGTGCCGAGCGCACGGCAGACGCTTTCTCGCGGTACGCGGCCACCGCGCAAAGCCTGTACGCGCTGGAAAAGGCGCGCTCCGCTAGTCGGGAGACCACCGATGTCGAGTGAGATGGTGGCGGTGATCCGCCTCTGTGAAGAGCGTGCGGCGATGTACGGTGCCTTGCGGCAGTCGTCGCTGACCGCCGTCGCGCTTGATCGTGCGGCCAACCTTCTCCGCCAGCAAGCCGAAGCCCGCGCCACGTCGGGGGCGGGGGAGGTCTACCCGGCTAATTCAAGTGCTTTGGAGCGATCCATAGCAGAATTGGACGCGTTTGAACGCGATTGCACAATCCTATGTGAAGTTGAGAACGAGGTCAGCTTTACTGAAAGCTTGGCGCTCTGTTTGCACGAACTGAAGCGTCTCCGATCCGCCTCCCCCACCGAAGCGCCCGGATCGGAAGGGGCGGGGGATGTACCGGCTCAATGTCCGCAATGCGGCGTAGGCGGCGGTGGCCATGAGGCAAGCTGCATTTACGCACCGGTTGCAGCGTTGGGCGTTCGCTCGGCACCCACCCGCCTCGCGCTCAATGAGCAGGGGGAGGGGTGATGGCGCCGCATAACGACGCCGCTGCTACGATCGGCTGCCTGATCGTCGGCACTCTCGCTCTATTTGCTGCGGTGGTCTTCATCGTCGCGGCTGCAATTAAGTGGATCATCGCATGACCGACCCCACCCAGGCCGAAGTGCTGGCGGGCCGTGAGTACCGCAAGACTGCAACTATTCGAGCTACGCAATGGTGGCAGGACGGCGATCACCCGGCCGTAATCCGCAAGACCGTACGGAACCGCTATGCAGACGAAGGCATCCCATGGTGCCCGACGTTGGAAGGCGGCCACGTTGTCACGCCAGGAGACTGGATCGCGACCGGTGTTCATGGCGAGCATTGGCCGATCAAGCCGGATGTGTTTGCTGCCACCTACGAAGCGGTGACCCCCACACCTTCCACGTCCGTACAAGGTGACGGGGAGGCGGGGGAGATTATGCGGGAAGCCCGCCTGTGGGTCGAGCGCAACTATCCGGCCGCTGTCGATACGAATGGGGCAGATCGGCTAGTGGCAGCTTTCGCCGCCGGTACTGCCCTCTCCCCGCCCGCACCGGCCAGCGTCGCGGACGGCGAATGGTTTTACCCCGAAGGAGATCATTCTTCGGACGAGTGCAGGTTCTCTCCTGACGAGGTGATCGACTACGCGCTTGAAGGCGAGGCGGTCAGCCGTGTCGTCTGCATTGAACGAGCCGCCTCGCTGCCCTCAGTCTACGCCGCTGTTCGCGTGTGGTCGGACGCCGAGAAGGACGAACGCCAGAGCGACGACGACTACGATTACACGCTGCACGCGACCGCCGAAGAAGCCCGTGCCGCCCTCACGGAAGGCACCCCCTCATGACGAGCGAAGCAGAGCGCGTCGAGGAGGTGGCGAAGGGGCATCGGCGGCATCGGCACACCTGCCCACACTGCGGCAATCAGAAGGCTTATCCGATGGCCCTGTGTTCCAAATGCTGCCGGTTCGGCAACTGTCCATGCCTCGCTGACGCCCACCTGCTTGCAAAGGAGGGGCGGGACCATGGATAATTTCGCAGCGTTGACACATCGACTTCGCAATATGCCCGCTGAGGAGAAAGAGCGTATGCGTCGTGCCATCACCGGCGAGGCGGATGACGACCTTGTCCGGCGCGGTGACGTGCTGTCCGCCATTCGCAGCCTGATGACCAATCCTGTGCCGCCGATTAATACGCAAGTCGGGATCACCATGGCGCTACGTCAGGTAGCGCGTGTCCAACAGGTGTGCCCATGAGCCCGCAGGACGAGCGGGACGAAGCCCGTCAGATCGTGCGCGACATCTACTGGATGGCACGGCGTTATGCAGATGGTCGCCAATCCTACGCGGTCGGCATGTTCAATGACGCGGTCCGCAAGGCCTATGATGCTGGCTGGCTAGAGCATCGCCTTGACCACGAGCCGCGGTTCGCGCGCGACAGCATGTTCTCGCCGGAATGGAAATCAATCGAGCAGCGGGCGCTTGATGCCGAGACGGCTCTTGCCGCCCTCCGCCACCCGGGGGCGGAGTACCGGCGAGGGGTGGAGGACGCGGCGAGGGCCTGCGATGCCGAAGCGGCACGTAAATCCAAGGCGTGCCCTACAGGTTCGCATTCGGAACGCACCGCGCGCAACCTCGCCACCGCCATCCGCCTCCTACCCGACACGAAGGGAGAGGGGCGGTGACCCAAGCCGCCGCCCGCTGGCCCAGGCTCCTGGCCGAGCCTGAGGCGGCGGAATACCTGTCGATCGGTAAGACGCTGCTGCGAACTCGCGGGCCCGATCCGCGGCGCGTCGGCCGGCGCGTGCTGTACGACATCCGTGATCTGGACCGTTGGGCGGACCGGCTAGCCGATCAGCCTCTGGACGATGCCGACGAAGAAGCGGAAGCTGCGCTCGTCGAAAAGCGGTTCCTGGAGCGCCGAAAGAATGGTCGTGGCTAACCTGCCGTACACGTACGTCGTGAAGGGCTGCTATTGGCGTTTCCGGCGGGCTGGCGTGAATGTCGCCCTACCCGGCAAGCCCGGGGATGCGGAGTTCCACCGGCGCTACGGCGAAATGATGGAGCTGACGGCGAAGAAGGAAGCCGCCGCACCTGCCGAGTCGAGCGTTGCCGCGCTGGTCGCCGCCTATCGTGCAAGTTCCGAGTTTCGCCTCCTGCGGACGCCGACGCAGACCGACTATAACCGCACGCTCGACATCATCATCGCAGAGCTTGGTGACGAGCCCTACCGACTGGTCACAGGCAAGATGGTGAAGGCGGTACGAGACGACCTCGACGCCACCCCGCGCAAGGCACACAAGGTCAAGCAGATGGTCAGCCGTCTCTACTCGTGGGGGCAGGAGGACGGCCGGGTGAAGAAGGGCCACAACCCGGCTGCCGAATTCAAAGCGCTTAAGGTGCGCGCCGAGACGATCGAGCCGTGGTCGGATCGAGAGATCGCGCTGTTCCTTGCGGAAGGGCCGTTGTTCCTGCGCCTGCCGATCATGCTGATGCTCTACACGGGCCAGCGCGGCGAAGACGTGGCGATGATGCAGTGGACCGCCTACCAGGGCGACTACATCCGCGTCCGCCAGTCCAAGACCGGCGAGTCCATGTCGATCGCCTGCCACCCGAGGCTGCGCGAGGTGCTGGACGCGGTATCGATCCGCAAGGGCCGCATCTGCCGCAATGCAGTCGGCCAGCCGTACACCGCCAACGCCATGCGGAAGGCGATCGGCGACGCGGTAGAGGCTATCGAGGCCATGCCGCACCGGACGCCTCACGGGCTCCGCTATGCAGCGGCCGGCATGATGGAGGAGGTCGGCTGCACGGTCGGTGAGATCACCGCCGTGCTTGGTCACCGCACCTATCAGATGGCCATGAAGTACCTGTTGGCGCGTCGGCAAAGCGCGGCTGCGATGGCGAAAGTCAGTTGACAGTGGGTGGGCTCGCGGGCACTCGGCCGGCACCACACAAGCGGGGGTTTGCAAACCCACCTTGGACCGGACTGAAAACTGGTTCGAAAATTCCCGCTAAGTCGTTGAAATGGCCCGATGGCGGAGTGGTGACGCAGAGGACTGCAAATCCGCGTTCAGGTGGCGGAAGTCCTCACAAGTTTTCTATCTTCACGCTTCGTTCCAGCCACGGTTTTCCGCCACTTTCGGGTGCGATTGCAAACCGTCACCCGTCCTTCCCGCCCTCCCGCGCCAGCTTCTCGGCAACGGCTTCGCGCAGGTATGCCGCCATGGTTCGCGGCCCTCGCACCCGCTCGATATCAGCCAGCATCGACGCTTCCAGGCGGACGTGCGTCTTCTTCGTGTCGGCGGCTGTCGAGCCAAGCGGCGGGCGTCCCATGCGAACGCCATTATCCGCCACCGCTTTTTCCGCAATCCCCTGCATTATTCCCGCCACCTCTTATTGACGAGCTAAGCGCCATCGCTTATATAAGCGCCATCGGTTACGGAGACAAGCGGTGAAGAGCTACCCGACACACTATGCGCTAGCGAAGGCCCTGACCCGTCGCGGCTTTGTTGCAGACATGTTCGATCCGCATCGCTTCAGCCGTGCTGATGGGGTTGTCGTGCACGCTACTTTCGCCGGAAGCTGGAAGGTGGAGGCGCGGGCGTGACGATCAACGAGGTGCAGCGCAAAGCTAGGTTTGGGCACCGCGATTGGGTCGTCTGGACCGATAAAGCTGGCGCGCTTCAGGCACGTCGTGCGTGTCGTGATGCCGTCAAGGCCGCTCTACTCGACATCGGCACTAAGGGGCGCTGGTTCATTTGCGCTGCTTCGACCGGCGTCATGCATCGCTACAACTTCGCGCTTGGCTGCCAAGCCATGCGCAATGCTAAGCATATTTGGGGGCGGCTGTGAGTGACGCGACCAACAATCGGTTCTATCGCGAGCCCACGGGCGTGCCGCACGCAAGCGAGCATGGGTCTTATCGCGACGAGTTCAACACGACTGCCGATTGCGACAATGGCTATCGTTCGGCTGTCCGGTTGGCGATGGTATTGATGGAGAAGCACCATCCAGCCGCAACTGGTTGGAAGCCTGCACCCGATCTGCTTGGGGTGATTACGCAGATTGACCATCTAACAGCTGATTTGGTGAAGCCCGCAGAAAGGTCTGATCGCTTCGCCAACGACGACGCTGCCAAGGCCCTCTACGACACGTGGAGCGGCCAAGCTGGTTGGGTGCCTTGGGTCGAACGCGGCAACAGTCTCATGCAGGAGCGTGCGCGCCGAGAGGTGATGCTGTGACGCCGGCCATTGATGCAGAGGTCGCGCGCATCATGGCGATGACCGATGAGGAGGTGCTTGCCGAGGCAACGCCGGAAGACCTCGCATGGGCAGAACGGTTCAAGGCGACGATCCGTACCGCCATCGCGACCCGCCCGCCTAACCCACCCAACGAGGAGCGAAGAGCGTGAGTGAGCTAACCCATCTTCAGGTCCGCAGACTACGGCAGCTGAACCAGCTCGACCAGAAGCGATACGACGCGACCACGACAAGCCATTGGAACAGCAGCCGGCGCGCTAATGAGGTGTTGCAGGAACTCGGCTTTGTCGAGCGCTACGGCCAGACGTTCTACCAGCCGTCCGGCAAGACCTGCTATGTCGGCGACGCTCGGATCACCGCCGATGGCCGCGAATGGCTGGTGCAGAACCATGAGCATGACTGACCCCAACGGTTGGCGGCCGATCGCTGAGGCGCCGCGGGATGGGACGGTTCTCCTTCTCTACCTCGCTGTCAAAGCCGATCGACAGTGGATCGTAGCGGATGACGCTCCATTCTATGCGCTGGGCTTTTGGCGTCATGGTCGTTGGCAGTCAGTCGAGGTTGAGGACTGCGGCAGCATGGGCGGCGAACTTACCGGATGGATGCCAGATTGGGTAAGCTTGGACTTGCAGCCCACCTACTGGCAGTCTCTCCCCGCCCCGCCCGCGCTGGAGGAGGGGGAGTGATGGGGCATGCCTTCTTCATCAATATCGGTCGGTCGCGCTACGGCCTTAAGTCGCCCGGTTACCCGGTGCTATTCAGCGAGCGGTATCGCCGTAGCTGTCGCGTCATTCCGCTGCTGTTCGGCTGGCGCGTAACGGTTCGCCGACGCTCGGACGGCGCCACCAGATGAACGCCCCCAAAGCAGCCGAGGTGGAGCGTGAGAAGCGTATTCGGGCTTCTGCATGGCGGTGGTTCGTCCGTGCTGAAGCAGAAATACGCGCCGCGCATCCTAGCAAGGGAGAGTGAGAGGTGACCGAACAAGAGCGTCTGCTAGATTGCCTCTGCTATCTCGCGTCATGCCAAGCTGCGACGCTGGAGAGCCTACCTAAGAGCGCGCCTAAGTCCCAGCGCAAACGGCACACTGCCATCGCTAAAACCGCGCTCGGCTTTCTCGATGGTCAGCCAGCGCAACGGCCGACAGGTCCGGGATGGACGATGGATCGTCTGTCTGCTGCCATTGAGGAACACGGCGCATGACCCATCCTGACGCAAGCGAGCGCGCGAGGGAGGTGGCGGCGGGGCGTCCGGTGTGGCGCGATGTTGTTGGCGTGCCGTTTCTGGAAGCCGATCGCGGCCGAACCTCTCCGCCGCTACGTATCGTCGGCAAACGCCCACGCCGCATCCTAGAGGAACGCCCATGACTCGCAAGGAACTGATCGCAGGGCTCGAAAAGCGCATCGCCGATCAGCGCGATAAGGGAGGGGACATCATGGATTATGGCAGGCCCGACCCACTTGACGTGGCACTGCTGGCGTTTGTGAAAGGATCGTGGTGGTGACCGACCTAACCGAAGCAAAGCGGCTGGTGGAGGCGGCGACGCCGGGGCCTTGGGAAGATCGTGGCGTCGGCTACGATGACCACGGCGGCCAGTTTCGCGAGATCACCACGCCTGGCGAGGTGGACGCAGTGCAGGGGGAGGGTGGCCAGCTTAGCGACGAAGATGCCGCCTTTATCATCTGGTCCCGCAACAACCTGCCCACCCTCATCGCCGAGCACGAAGCCGCGTTGGCGCGAGTGCGCGAACTGGCTGACGAACTGGCGAGCGAGTTGGACAGCCGGTACGCGAACATGCTTGACCATCCCGCCATGAAGCGCCGCTATGACCGGGACATGATGACGATTACAGAGGCGCGAGCCTTGCTCAACGGGAATGCCAGTGAACGCTAAAGTTACAGTTCGGCTCAATGAATATGACCGCGATGAGTGGTTTGATATCAGCCGAACGCTCAAGCCTGGCCTTTCCGAAGCAGAATACGGGGACATGTGGTCGAGGTTCTGCTATGCTCGTCATCTACATACACAGAAGGTGAAACGTCAGTGACGATCATGGCGGCGAGTGAGTTCATCGGAGGCGGGCGTTGTTCCTACCCGGTGGTCACGGGCTCACTCGCCACCTTGGTCGCCCGCGCCCTTCTCGGAGATCGGTCGTGAGGCGTCGGCGTCTCCCGCGCTGGTTTCGTGTGCTGCTGTGGTCGCATGGCTGGCATTGGGGCGGCGCGTTCACCCTCAAGCCCGGTTTCCACTGGTATAGGCGCAGTCCATGCGGGCGGCTGCATTACCTGCCACGCGTGCAGGGCTGACAACCCCGCCCACCCGTGACATGCTGGTAGGGAGTGAGGAAGGGAGGCGGCTATGGACAACGGCGGCTAAAGGTGAGGGCGGAGACACCAAGCGACTCCGCCCATCACGTCACCCGGCGATCAACCCAGGCGGCCGGCGAACCGGACTTAAGGTGCTGCGACAAGGCGGGAATCGAACCCACATACCTCCCGACGCATCGGACGCTCTAGACGCAACTGAGCTACATGCCGCAGCCCTATAACACTAGCAAATCGCGCTAGACTATGCTAGCCGCGATGTGCTGCGGCGGCGTGGAAGGACACGCTTTGTCGGCGAGGCAACTGCGATTAGGCAAGGACCATATAGACTACCAGCCTACTTCGCCCGCTGGTAGAAGCCGGTATCAAGCCCGGCCCGCAGCTACCGCTTAGGCTTCCCCAACGCCACCACGACCGGCACCACCTTGGACGCGACCTTAGCCACAATCCCCGGCGCCAGCATGGACGCGACGATCAGCGCCTTGTCGGGGTTCTGCTTGACGACGCGGACGGCGGATTTGGCGAGGCGAGTGAGGTTGATTTTCATTCGGGTTCTCCGTAGTATCGTTGGGCTGCGGCGGCGTGGATGGACACGCGAGTTATTCGACGGTTAGCACCCCTGCTTTGATCTGAAGTCCGGAACTAGGTGAAAAGCAACCAAGGGAACGAGCCGAACCTAACTTGTGAGATATCAGCGGTCGCTCCGCTGGGAAGTAGCAGGCGGTCTGAGGTAGAGGCGAACAACCAGGGGTAGCCGGTATCAAGCCCGGCCCGCAGCATCACCCCTCCACCGTCGTCTTGTCGACAGTCTCAGGCGTAGGCGCAGATCGCTGCAATCCTTCTTGCATCCGGTCAATGGTGCGGGATTGACGCGCTTCCTTGACGGTATTGATGATCGCCATGAGCAGCGCCGACCAGGCAGCCGCACCGGACGCGTCGTTTTTCTGAATTGACCACCCCGCTAGGCAGGCAGCGGCAAGGGCCACTAGTGCGAGTAAGCCAATTTCCCAGCGCGCTTGTTCGGTCACATCCAAGCCTTCCCATGATGCGCCATGAGCCGCTGCACATACAGCACAGCGTCCTCCTCGATCGCGGCCAGCTTGGCGTCGTGATCCTCACCGCGAGCGCACATTAGCGAATGCGAGGGGATGCCGAGCCAGGCGGTCAAGAGCATGTGCGTCGTGTCGTGGTCTTGGTTCATTGCCTCGGCGTCAGGGTAGCCCATCCACCGTGCTGTGGCGTCCTGTTGCGCGGCGAGAGTCATCGCGCCCATGCTCCCGTTTTCCGCTGAAGCCACGACAGGAAGTCGCCGACCGTCTTACCGCGAAGGATCGACTCGTTTGCCTTGGTCGCGGCCTCTCCTGCGATCAGGTCTGCCCGTGCCTTCACATCCGCGCCGATCAGCTTGGCAGCCGTGCCTACCCCGGCAAAGTGGGCCGCGTAGAGCGAGGCGTTGTTGACTGGGATGCCGGCACGCAGGAGCGCCACCGCGTTCTTGGCGGTGAACGTTTTAGCACGTGCTGTCTGTTCATCCGGTGTAGGCTTCAGCCCACCAAAGGGCTTCGACATGTCGCTACCCCAAGCGCCGCCTTCTCCGATCCACGTCGCCCGGATGAACTGGTACAGGCCCGACGCCGACGACGTTCCCGCCTTCGCCATGGGGTTCCCGCCGCTTTCGATCTTGGCGAGCATCGGCCAATAGCTGTCGGGGATAGTTGGGCCGTTTGCTTTGGTCGGCACCGCGTCGAGGCGCTGATAGCCAAGCTTGTCCGCCAGCATGTCGATTGCCTGCACATGATCGGGCTGAAACCGCTTGTCCGGCATCAACGGCCGGATCGCGTCGAATAGGGCGGTGCGTTGGTCGGTCATCATGCCATCCTCATCACGATAAGCAGCGTCGTTCCCGTCACGACGCCGATCCAATAGAGTCGCCAACCGATTGACTTACCGCCGCGCTCGATCGCGTGGACCTCGTCGATGCGCAGGAAGAAAGGCTCGGCGCATGCCATGCAGGCGATGAACACGGTCACCCAAGCACCCGGCAAAGCGATTGTGGTGCCCGTGAACAGCGCACCGAAGAACCGGGCGCCCGACAGCCCGGCGATCCCGAACGAGAGGATCGTTAGACCTAGCCGGCTCATGAAGCGCACGTCGCGATGCCACGGCACCAAGCGCGCCGGGCTCATCTGGCGGAACAGCAGCCGCGCCCAAGCCGGAAAGTTCAGCGACGCGCCCCAGCAGCATAGGCCGTATAGCCAAAGCGTCAGATCAGCGGTTGTCATCGATTGCTCGCAACATCGTCGGCAGCCCGTCCCCTTGCGTCATCGTCGCGCATGGCGTCCGTCACGCGGTTCAATTTTTCGATTGACGCGAGTAGAGCGTCGTCGGGCGACACCTGCCCGGCTTTGTCGTAGATGCCGCGGAACACCGATCCGAGAGCGCGGCCTATGGCTTTCACGTCCTCACCGTCGAGTCCTTCAACTCCTCGGCCAAGCGATCCAGGCGGCCGATGATCGCTGCCTGATTGGCGCCGACGTTGGTCAGCAGCCCCTTCAGGTCGCCCTCCGCCTGTTGGATCAGCGCTAGCGTTACCTTGATATCGGTCGCGCGGCTCTGCGTCGCCTCCGCCAAGCCATCGATTGCCTCCGCCAGCTTCGCCGCGGTGGATCGGGACTGCCAGCCCGCGATCAGCCGTTCCACGGTTGAGATCGCCAGAAGGACGATCAGGAAGTAGGTGATAGTTTGCCAATCCGAGAGCCCCGCCGCTACTCGTCCGGCCTCCACCGCGTCCGGCATGGCGGTGCGAGGCGGCTCCGATGCTCCCAGCAACGAAAGCCAGAGCAGGGCCAAATGGAAGGTGCGGCTCATAGTGCATGACGACGGGCCAGCAGACGGGCGAACCAGTCGACCGTCGCGCTCTTTCGGTAGCAGCACCACGTCCGGCGCACGCGACCCCAATCAGTCCCGCCCGGAAGGGCTAGCAGCTGCGCCATCGCGAGGCCGTACCGAGCCCAATAGGTGTAGTAGG